ACGGGGTGGCGCGCGGCAGCAACCACGAGGCCGCCGTGCTCGCCGACGCGCCGCTGATGATCCCGGCGCAATACATCATGCACGACCGCGGCCCCAGCCGGGACGGCATTATCGGCATGTCGCAACTGGCCTGGAACCGGGAGTCGATCGGCGTCGCGCTGGCGGCCGAGGATCACGCGGCGCGCACCTTCAGCCAGGGCGCCAGGCCGAGCGGCGTCCTGGAGCATCCGAAAACGCTGTCGGAGCCGGCGCGCAAGCGGCTTCGCGCGGACTTCGAGGAGATGCGCGGGCAGGCCGGCGCGCTGCGCACGATGCTTCTGGAGGAAGGGCTTTCGTTCAAGCCCATCACCATGAGCAACCGCGACGTGCAGTTCATCGAGGCGCGGCAGTTCTCGGTGATGGAGATCGGCAGGATTTTCGGCGTGCCGCCGCACAAGCTCGGCGCCGAGGCCAACGCGCGCGGGTCCAACGTCGAGCAGCTTGAGGCGCAATACGTCAACGCGACGCTGATGGCGCATCTCGAGCGGATCGAAATGCTGATGAACGTCCGCCTGCTCACCAGCAACGAGCGCGGCAAGATGTTCTTCGAGTTCGACCTGTCGAGCCTGCTGCGGGCGGACATGCTAGGCCGATACCAAGCCTACGCCATCGGCCGGCAATGGGGCTGGCTTTCGGTGAACGACGTGCTGGCGACCGAGAACAGAAACCCGGTGCCGGACGGCGACGAGCGCCTACAGCCGCTCAACATGGTGCCGCTCGGCACGGAGCCGCCGAAGCCGAGCGACCCGCCTGCCGGCGATCCGAAGCCCGGCACGACCGCGCCAGGCATCCAGCCGCCGGGGGCCGACGCGCCGCCGGTGCCGAAGCCCGAAACGCCAGCGCCCTGACCTGACGGAGACCCCATGGGACCGATCCACAAGCTGCTCAACGCCAGCATGGCGTTCGACGACGCCTCCCGCATTGTCACCTGCATCTGCAGCACGGCGACGCCCGACCGCATCGGCGACGTGGTGGTGCAGTCCGGCATCGACCTGACCCGATACCGCAGCAACCCGGTGGTGCTGTGGGGCCACGACAGCGATATGCCGGTGGCGCGCGCCCCCACCATCGGCGTGCAGGATGGCGTGCTGCGGGCCACCGCGCAGTTCCCGCCGGCGGGCGCTGATGCCGACAGCGATTGGGTCTACGGCAAGATCAAGAACCGCCTCATCAACGCGGTGTCGATCGGCTTCATCCCGAAATCGTGGGAGCCGGTCGATCCGAAATCGCCCTGGGACGGCTATCGCTTCGACGAGAGCGAGCTGCTGGAGTTCTCCTTCGTCAGCCTGCCGATGAACGCCGAGGCGCTGATCGTCGGCCGCTCCCTGCTGCCGCCCAAGACCAACCGCGCCTTGCGGCCGCCGTCGCGCCGCAGCACCGCCGAGATCGGGCCCGACTGGCGGGTTGATCCCGACACCGAACTCGACATCGACGCCACCGACGAGTGGGACTCTGCCGACGCCGCCGGGCGGATGTTCGATGCCGGCGGCATCGACGGCGACGCGCCCGATCACCCGCAAATCCGCCGCGGCTTCCTGATCCACGACGCCACCAGCCCCGAGCTGCGCGACAGCTACAAGCTGCCGTTCGCGGACGTGAAGGACGGCACGCTGAAGGCGGTCAAGGGCGGCATCGCCGCCGCCAGGGCCGGGCTGTCCCAGGTGGACGTGCCCGAGGACGTGCGCACCCAGGCCGGCACCGTGCTCGACGCCTACGAGGCCAGGATGGACCCCGCCTCCGGCGATGACGCCAAGGCGCTGGGCGAGGCCCTGGACACCATCGCCAAAGCCGGCGCGGCGCTGCCCGCCGCCGATGAGGAACGACTGCGTGCTGCCCATGCCGTGCTCGGCGCCGCGCTCGATGCGGCCGAGGCCAAGCGGCAGCAGCAGGAGGAAAGCGCCCGCCGCTTGGCGGACGTGGAGGGCAGGTCCGAGGCGACTCGTTTCCCGCGCAGGACCGCACGAGAGGTCGAAATCCTGAAACTGCGGTCGGCCTGAATACCATCACCGCCTCATTCCCAAAGGGAAAGGACCAAAATTATGCCTGTTGACATCAGCGCCCTTCGCCAGAAGTGGGCGGAGAAAGTGGATCGCATGGATGCGATCTTGAGCAAGGCGGCCAACGACAACCGCGATCTCTCCGAGGTCGAGGCAACCGCCTATGACGAGCTGAAGGCCGAGGCGGCAGGCTACCAGGCGCAGATCAAGCGCGCCGAGGAAGTGATGGCGCTCAAGGCCGAAGGCGTGAAGCCCGTCCAGGTCGACGACAAGGGCCAGCCCGCCGGCAACACCACGGGCCAGGTGATCCGCCTGCACGCCCAGGGGCGCGCGGCCGGCGAGAAGAACGCCTTCGCCCTGGTGCATTTCGTGAAGGCGCTCGCCGCCACGAAGGGCAATTTGCGCGACGCCGCGGACTTCGCCGACAAGGTTCTCGGCGACGCCGATGTGGCCAAGGCGCTCGCGGCCGGCACCGGCAGCAGCGGCGGCTTCATGGTGCCGGAAAACTACGTGGCCGACATCATCGAGTTCCTGCGTCCCGCCTCGGTCGTCTTGAGCCTCAACCCGCTCGTGGTGCCGATGCCGAACGGCACGATGACGATGCCGAAGCTGACCGGCGGATCGAGCGCCTCCTACATCGGCGAGAACACCAACATCGTCCCGTCGCAGCCGCAGTTCGGCCAGCTCCGCCTGACCGCGCGCAAGCTGGCGGCCCTGGTGCCGATCTCCAACGACCTGATCCGCTTCGCCACGCCATCCGCGGATACCGTGGTGCGCGACGACCTGGTGCTGGCGATCGCCCAGCGGCAGGATCTGGCCTTCATCCGCGATCTCGGCACCGGCAACGCCCCCAAGGGCCTGCGCTATTGGGCGCCGGTGGCAACCAATGTCGTGTTGGCGAACCCGGTCGTAAGCCTGGCCAACACCACCACGGACCTCGGTTCGCTGGTGCTGTGTCTGAAGCAGGCGAACGTGCGGATGATCCGGCCGGGCTGGATATTCTCGCCGCGCACCGAGGAATACCTGCTGAACGTGCGCGACGGCTTGGGCAACTTCGCTTTCAGGCCCGAGATGCTGACCGGCAAGCTGCGCACCTTCCCCTACCGGACGACGACGCAAATCCCGAACAACCTCGGCGCTGGCGCGGACAGCGAGGTGTATCTCGCGGACTTCGCCGACGTGGTGGTTGGCGATGTGGGCACGCTGCGCCTCGATGCCTCGACAGAAGCCGCCTACTACGACGGCGCCAATGTCGTGGCCGCCTTCAGCCTCGACCAGACCGTGGTTCGCGCGATCGTCGAGCACGACATCGGTATGCGCCATGACGCCTCGGTAGCGGTGCTCACCGGCGTCGAGTGGTCGCCGTAAGCCTGGCCGCCGCAAGCCTGACGATCAGCACCATCACCTCGAAAGGAGCCACCAGCGATGTATTCGCTTGGTCGAGACATTGCCTCCGAAATCTGCGTGGTTTCGGCAGGCCCGCGAACGAATGCCACCGCCGGCGGGGCGGGCAACAACGTGCCCGTCCTGGGCGCGGCGATCGACGTCACCATTCTGCCGTCGCCGTCCGGCGCAGAGGGGCCGACCCGCTACCAGACGGTCTGCTTCGCGCTCCCCGCGACCACGACACTGGGCGCCAACGACACGCTGCTGGTGGCGGCCGCGATCGAGACCTCGGGCTCCGCCAACTTCGCGACCTTCACCACGCTGGTTGCGTCCGAGACGGTGATCTCGGCCGCCGGCCCGGCTGGCGGCGGCACGCTTGAGGCCACCGGCAAGATCGGCTGCTCGCTGGAGAACGCGCTGCAATACGTGCGTCTCGCCTACACGCCGCTGCTGTCGGCGGCGAACACCGATCTGGTGGATGTCGGCAGCGTGGCGATATTCGCCGGTTCGTCGGAGATGCCGTGAGATGCGCGTCATCCGGTTTCTCAAATCCGTGCCGCCCTACAATTCGGGCGACACGGCAGGCTTCAGCGACACCGAGGCCGCGCAGTACCTCGCCATGCCCGGCGTCGCCGAAGACCCTGGCATCCCGTACAAGGGACCGTCGCGGTCGGCCGAACTCGACCCTTACCCGCAGGGGAAGCCGCTTCCCGAGCGCACGACGGCGGGGAAGCCGGCGAAAGACCCGAACCCCGGTAAAGACTGACATCGGTGCTGCGGTTCACCACGCTTGTCGTCAATGCTGGCAGCGATGGCCTGTACGACCTGACGACGCTTGACGATGTGAAATCCGAGCTGAACATCATCGACACCTCGACCGACGCCCTGCTGACGCGCTGGATCAGCGTGGCGTCGCACCTGATCCACACCT